ACAATTAGCAGATTTAAAGATATTCTGTTTAATTTTAAAACACGGTGCTATAGAGTGTAAACATGTAAGTGGTATGAACTATCAAGAGGAGATGGATTATATTGTGCAATCAGATAAAAGAAATAAGTTTATACGAAACTTGGCGGCTGGATTAAATGGTAATACATTATGTTTATTTCAGTATGTAGAAAAACATGGTAAAGACTTATACGAATCAATAAAAGAAAAGGCAAAAGAAAAGAAGGTATTTTATGTTCACGGAGGAGTTGACGCAGACGAAAGAGAAAAGATTAGAGAAATTACGGAGAAGGCTGACGGAGCTATTATTGTGGCTTCGTATGGGACATTCTCTACAGGCATTAACATTAGGAACTTGCATAACATTATTTTTGCTAGTCCTTCTAAATCTCGCATAAGAAATTTACAATCTATTGGTCGTGGTTTACGATTAAAAGATAACAATTCACATGCTACTTTATATGATATATCAGACGATTTAACTTATAATGAGAAAGAGAACTACACACTTAATCACTTTAGAGAAAGGATAAATATCTATAGTGAAGAAGACTTTGATTATGAAATACACAACATAGAGCTAAACAATGAGTCAAACAGTTAAAATTATTAAACTAATAAACGGTGACGATATTGTTGCCGTATTACCCACAGGTGACAAACAGTTGCCAGACAATGGTCCTTTATTGAGACTAGATAAACCTTTACAAATTAAATATGTTCCTCAAATGACACCAATGGGGTTTAGAGATTATATTGCCATGATTCGTTGGACGAATTATACGGCTGATAAGATTGTTACTATTCCTAAAGATAAAATTATGACTATAACAAATGCGTCAAACGAAATGACCGTTAGTTATGGTGCAGTTGTTAAAAATTATGACTCTCTTGACAAGCCAAAAAGAGATGAAAACTATGTGAAAAAAGAGTTTACCCCCGAAGAGAATCAAAAATTAAACGAAATCTTTAGGGAGTTTGATGATGATGAGGACGAACCTACACTACATTAAGTATATAAAGGTATTTCTGAAAACGGACACCGTTATTATACATAGAAAAAAACTATTGTCAACCGTGGAATGATGTGAACTCACCATTGACAATTATAAAAAAATAAAGTATTATGAGGATATTATGGCAAAAACAAAAAAGAAATCAGAGCACTATGTCAATAACAAAGAATTCTTGGCCGCAATGGTTGAGTATAAGAAGTTAGTTGACAAGGCAAAAAAAGCAGGGAAAAATAACCCTAGAGTACCCGATTATGTCGGTGAATGTTTTTTAAAGATAGCGAATCATTTATCATACAGACCTAATTTTATTAACTACACATACAGAGATGATATGATTAGTGATGGTATAGAAAACTGTTTACAGTATTTAAATAATTTCAATCCAGCAACATCAAATAATCCATTTGCATATTTCACACAAATAATATATTATGCATTTATAAGAAGAATCCAGAAAGAAAAGAAACAAACAACAATTAAACAAAGGATGATTCAAGAGGCAAATTATGATGATATGGCCTTACAACCTGGAGAAGATAGAGATTTTAAAAACCAGTTTACAGAGTTTCTTAAAAAGAACATGCCTACGGAAGAACCAGTTAAGAAAAAAACAGTAGCAAAGAAAAAGAAAAAGAAGTAATGAAGATAGCCTTACTAAACGACACCCATTTTGGTTGTCGTAACGACTCACCAGCATTTATTGAATATCAAAATAAGTTTTATAATGAGGTGTTTTTTCCTTATATTAGAGAAAACAACATTAATACTTTGATACATCTAGGTGATGTGGTAGATAGAAGAAAATTTATCAACCATAACACAGCACACAATTTCAAACAGAATTTTTGGAATAGACTAGAAGAAAAGAATATTGATACACACATTATCATTGGTAACCACGACACATACTATAAGAATACCAATGAAGTAAATGCCTTACAAAACCTAGAAATAAGCAAAGGTGCTAAAGTATATACTAGAACTACAGAGGTTGAGTTTGATGGTCTACCAATCTTGTTTATACCATGGATTTGTGATGATAATGAGTCAGATAGTGTACAAAAGATAAACGATACACAGGCTACTATTGCAATGGGTCATTTAGAAGTCAAAGGTTTTGAAATGCACAACGGCCATTTTAACGACCATGGCCAAGAAAAAGCAATGTTCAAACGATTTGAAAAAGTAATGTCTGGTCACTTTCACAAAAAGTCAGATGATGGTCAGATTTATTATCTAGGTACACAATACGAAATGACATGGTCAGATTATGGTTGTCCTAAAGGTTTTCACATATTTGATACAGAGACCAGAGACTTGACAAGAGTAACAAATCCTGATACCATATTTAAAAAATTAATTTATAACGATAAAGAAACGAATTATGACACAATTGATTTGTCAGAATATGATAAGTCATTTGTAAAACTTTATATCTCTAACAGGACAGATGTTGAGATGTATGAAAGATTGATGGATAAGTTTTATAATTCAATCAATGTACATTCAATAGATGTTATTGAAGAACCAACGGATATAGGTGCTTCAGTTAGAGAAGATATATTAGAACAAGGCGAAGATACTTTGACATTTTTAGGAAACTATATTGACCAAGTAGATAGTGAGTTAGATAAACAAAAACTTAAACAATTCGCCAAAGAATTATACATGGAAGCTAGTGAGTGATAACATTTAAAAGAATAAGTTACAAGAACTTTTTATCAACAGGCAATCAGCCAATAGTTGTTGACCTTGATATGTCGCAAACCACATTGATTGTAGGTACCAATGGTAGTGGCAAGTCAACATTATTAGACGCATTGTGTTTTGTATTATTTAACAGACCATTTAGAATTATTAAGAAAGAACAAATGGTTAATACTATCAATGGTGGTGATTGTGTTGTAGAAGTTGACTTTACAGTTGGTACAAAAGAATATAAAGTTAGAAGAAGTATTAAACCAAATAACTTTGAGATATTTCATAATGGTAAGATGATAAATCAAGACGCAAGTAGTATTGATTATCAAAAATACCTAGAACAAAATATAATGAAGTTAAATTATAGGTCTTTTATTCAAGTAGTGTTATTAGGGTCATCATCATATGAGCCGTTTATGAAGATGAAACCAAGATACAGACGAGAAGTTGTTGAAGAGATACTTGATATCAGAGTCTTTGGTCTTATGGACTTAATTTTGCGTACTCAACAGAGTGATTTACAAAAAAAGTTGACGGAGGTGAGGCACCAAGCGGAGTTAATAAAGACCAAATACGAAACTGAAGCAAAATACTTAAAGACGCTGGAGGCAAAAGGTAGTGATAACCAGAGGGTACAAGAAAATAAACTACAAGAAAACGAACAAAATAGGCTAGAATATGCTCAAAAGCTACAGAGCTTGAATGAAGCTATAGCCGTAAGTCAAAATGAGTTAAGTGGTCAAGAAAAGGTATCTAAAAAGGTAAAAGAGTTAGAAAAATACGAAACAAAGATTGAACAAAACCTAGATACACATAAAAAGACTTTAAAATTTTTCAAAGAAAATGACACATGCCCGGTGTGTACACAATCTATTGATGAAACATTTAAGGAAAACAAATGCAATCACGAAACTACAACAATTTCCAAACTAGAATCAGGTCTCAAACAGCTCGTAGGCGAACTCAATATACAAGAAGAGAAGATAACAGCCTTTGGAAAAGTATCTCAAAAAATACAAACCATGAATGTGGATATAGCAAAGATAACATCAAGTCTGGAGAGTCTAAAAAACCACAGCGACCAAATTCAGCAAGAGATTTCTACTAGTGAAACAAGAGATGTTGATATAGAAAACATTGAATTAGAACTAGAACAAATGAGAGTTGATTTAAAAGAAGCTGAAATTGCTTTAGATAAAGTACAAGAAGAAAAATCTTATGTTGATATATTAAGAGATATATTAAACGATAAAGGTGCTAAGGCTAATATAATTCGTAAGTATGTACCAATTATGAATAGTCTTATTAACAAATATTTACAGGCCATGGACTTCTTTATTTCATTTAATTTAGATGAGGAGTTTAACGAAACAGTTAAATCAAGATTTAGAGATACATTTAATTATAATAACTTTAGTGAGGGTGAGAAAATGAGAATTGACCTTGCTTTACTATTTACATGGCGAGATATTGCTAGAATGAAAAATAGCACCAATACAAATCTATTAATACTAGATGAAATATTTGATAGTAGTTTAGATGGTCAAGGTACAGATGATTTCTTTAAGATTATTAAAACATTAGAAAAAGAGAATATCTTTATTATATCTCACAAAGGCGATATACTATTTGATAAATTTACAAATATTATTAAGTTTGAGAAAGTACAAAACTTCACACAGTTAGGAACAATATGAGAGAACTAAAACTAATACCACCAAATGACCCTAGAGTACAATCAGCAATAGCACCTTTTAAAGACGAAATGTTAAAAGATGAGGGTTTTAAAGATAGACAAGATTTAACAGAGGCTATGTTTCTTGTAATGAAAAAATATGGTGGCATTGGTCTTACTTGTAATCAAGTTGGTTTACCTTTTAATATGTTTGTTGCAGGTGGACATGAGAGTATTGAAAAAGGTATGTCTTTAGCAATGTTTAATCCTATGATTGTATCAGTAGGTACTGAAATGTTAAGAATGAGAGAGGGTTGCCTAACTTATCCTTTTATGTTTTTAGATATAGAAAGACCTAGAAAATGTGTTATGAAGTATGAAGACGCAGAGGGTAAAACACAAGAAGCTCACCTAGACGGTATGATGAGTCGAATCTGTCAACATGAATATGACCATATACTTGGTAGAAACTTTACAGAGGGTGTATCTAAATTAAAATTAGATAGAGCAAAGAAGAAAGCCTTTAAAGAAATAGAGAAAATGAGAAGATATAGAGAAGTCAATTCCAAGGCTTGACATTTACATAATTTTCATATAGGATACACTTATGACTTATTCGTGGAAGAAAGGCATGTCTATTGACGACCAATGGCAAAGTTGGCAAGACAATAATCCTTTAGATAAAATACCAGATGTAGATACAGATGTTTTAAAAGAAGCTCTTATTAAAGATTTATCTTATGTATCATCTATGGATGTAAAAGAATATACTTTGTATCAAAAATGGTGTGAGGTAAAAGACAGATATCCTACAGTAGAAACAAATAGTTTCTTTGATGATAAACCAGCCATGTTAAAACCTGAACAAGGTGTTGTAATACAAGAAGTCAAAAACAATTTCTGGTTACCAGAAGACCCCGAAGAATATCTTGATTTAGAACCTGAATTATTATGGACAGATGGTGCTGAGGTACAATCACATACAAATGCTAAAGGTAGTGAAATCTGGAATGCATTAAGAACTTTCTTATCTACCATGAAAAACAATAGTAATATTGGTAGAAATCTAAACTTTTTAATAAGAGATAAGAAGACAAAGAAGTGGCTTGGTGTTACTTGTATGTCTAGTGATTTTTTAGACCTTACACCTAGAGATGAATTTATAGGTTGGGATAGAACTAGAAAAACGCAAAAGATGATTAATCACACTTGCATTGGTAGTACAATAGTACCAATACAGCC